CAACAAAAATGTGGCGTTACAACTTCGCCAATTGTGGCAACAGGTCTACCATTGACCAGCACTGTAGGATCACCAGTGGTTATAATTCCACCCATGATATTTGCATCTCCTACTCGTTGTACTGGATGCCTTTTTCAGTGGGCACAGCACTGAGTGGATTTTCCACCACATAATGATCTGTGTTGTCTTCGATTACTTTAGCAACAACTTCGTCTGCATTGGTAAGTTTGAGAGTATAAACTTTGTTTGTTTCAATATTCATGTTAACCTTGTAAATGTTCGCGAAGTTCTGTAAACCCGCCTATTAATTTATCGTCTAAAAAGATCTGCGGCACAGTTCTTGCACCTGGAACAGCTTCCAACAATTCTTCTTTGCTATAGCCATCACCAATTTTCTTTTCTTCAAAGGGAATACCCTTTTGTCTTAACAGTGCCTTTGCTTGATCGCAATAAGGGCAATGATATTTAGACCATAAAACTGCTTTCATTTTTGTTCTCCTTATAGTAATGGTAAATCATCGTAGTCAAGAACATCACTCATGACTCCGATAACATAATTAGTTGATTCGCTTTCCTGCAGTGCAGTTTGTTTGTTGGATGTGTTGGCGTGTTTGTTGAACCAAGGTATTGGTGTTGTTTTTGGTGCAGGAGTTTGATACTTGATACCAATGTCTTTGAGTGCACCTGCAGCAGTATAATCCACAAACTCTTTGAGAATATTAGCATTGAGTCCAATCACTGGACCTTTCTGGAACAGGTAATCTGCCCATTGCTTTTCTTCACGAATCACATCCAGGTACAGTTGATATACTTCTTCTTCGCACTCTGCTTTGGCCTGTGCAAAGCGAGTATCTTCTTTGACAACTTGATTGATAATCCATGCAGTCCACTCTTTGTGTAGTAGTTCATCCTGTAGGATCAGACTAATGATGTTGCCATTGCCAATGAAAATTCTATTTTCAACCATGGCCAAACTTGTAGCAAAGCTGACCATAAAGCGGAACGCTTCTAATGCATAACTGGCATTGAGAGCCAACCAAATTGCCTTGATGTGTTCGGGTGTTTCAACAAACAATCCAACTTCTTTGTTGCAGTTGGCCACATGTAACTTATCATAATAATTGCCAACACTGGATGCCATGTCAACAATTTCTTTTGTGTCGTGAATGGTGTTAAAAACATCCTTGGGCACATTGTAGATGTTACGAATGATATGACTGTAGCTACGACTATGGATATTAGTTTCAAAAAATCCCCAGTTGTACATTAAACTTTCCAGTTCAGGAATACTACACACAGGAGTAAACACCTGCGTTGGCCCACGACCTTGTAAACTATCTAGAGCAGTTTGTCTTAGGAGATTACTGGTAAAGATATGACGAACTGTGTCGCTGGCTTCTTTGAAATCTTGTGCATCCTTGGTAAGACTAATTTCTTCTGGCACCCAGAAAAATCCTCTAGCCTCTTGTTCGAACTTTTGAAGCTTGTTGTATTTGACTTCTTCAAAGCGTTGAATAGTTACAGGACCAGCTGGATCCAAAAACATCTTGCGATGCAAGTAATCTGTTTTTGTTGATAGGTTATATTGTTCTTTTGACATTATTCTTCTTCTTTTATTGGTTTAACAAAATAGATATCGCCACCTATGTGTGCAACTTTGGCAATCGTAAATTCTTCTTTGAGTAGCAAGGTATCTAAGAAATTATCTGCATCCTCTTTTGTTACAAATGATTTTGTATATGTAATCATAGCTTGCATGCCTCGCAATCTTCTTCGTCATCAAAGTTGATTAGTTCCAATGGTGCATCTTCTGTGTCCAGGCTTTTAGATCCTTGTTTGTTGATCAAACTATAGTAGAAAGTTTTTAATCCCCAAATGTGTGCTTGCATCAAGTTTTTAGCAATCAATGTGGTAGGAACTTTACGCCCTTCAAAGTGTGCAGGATTGTAAAAAGTATTTGTACTGATACTTTGATCCACATAGGCAGCCAATACTGCAGCAGTTTTTAAATAACCATCACAGTCTTTTTGTTCCCACATCAATTGGTATTTGTTTTTCAATTTGGCATACTCAGGAACAACCTGTGTTAAACTACCTGCTTTGGACTCTTTGACGGTGATCAAACTCATTGGCATTTCAATACCATTGGTTGAATTAATCACAACACTGGAACTTTCAACTGGTGCGATTGCCATCAATGTGGCATTACGCACACCATAGGCTCGCATGAGTCCTCTCAGTCCTTCCCAATTCAATTCTGGAGTAAAGTCTGCTAGTTCATTGACACCTTTGGCTCTGCGTTCCCAAGGAAATACACCTTTGCCATAGAATGTGTGATCGCTGTCTTTGCAACGACCGCGTTCTTTGGCCAGTTCAACTGTGGCTTCTGTCAAGTAGTAGGCTTGATGCTCCATCCACGACTTGACTTCTTGTAACGCATCTTTCTCGCCATAATTAAATCCGCGTTTGGCGTGCCAATAGGCCAAGTTTGTAATGCCAATACCCAAAGGTTGTATTTCATCATTACTTAACTTACTTTGAATACTTAGAAAATCTTGATAGTCGAGTATATTGCATAGGCTACGCTGTAGGATACGACAAGCACGGCGCATGTCTTCAGGGTTACGGAACGCACCCCAGTTAATACTTCCCAAAGTGCAAAGAGCAATACGGCCAGCATCATCATCAAGACGCTTAAATGGCCGAGTAGGTAAAAGGATTTCACAGCAAAGATTACTCTGGTAAATGGTATGATATTCAGTATCAAACGGACCTTGATTCTGTACATTGTCTATAAACACTAGGTAGATACGACCTGTGTCTGTGCGCTCTTTTAGTATGCCGCCTTTGAATACTTCCTCAGCTGGCATGCTCTTTTTACGCAAATCAGTACGCTTCTCATACTTTACATACAGTTCTTCAAATAACGCTGTGTTACGATAAAAGGCCTCGTATAAGTCAGGTACTTCGTTGGGATCAAAGAAGGTGATATCTTCTTTGTTCTTAAAGCGTCTCCAAAAGAATGCGCTAAGGACAACTCCGTAGTCCATGAATCTAACTCTTGTTTCCTCTGTGCCTTGATTGTTTTTAAGAACAATAAGGTCATCAAACTGATGATGCCAAATGGGATAAAATACAGTAGCACTAGCATTACGAATACCTCCTTGACTGCAACTGCGTAAGTCTCCAAACCATTTTTTTAGGAATGGAATCATACCAGTGTGCATAATTTCGCCACCTCTGATGGGGCTACCCAACGAGCGTAGACGACCTATCTCCAAACCAATGCCGGCTCGCTTGCTAGCATACTTGGCCATCATCTCACCTGAAGCAAAAATGCTATCAAGATCATCATCACTGCGAATAAGCACACAACTACTAAACTGTTTTGTAGGAGTACCAAGGCCAGCTAGCACAGGAGTGGCTAGAGTAAACAATCCATCGCTGGCGGCATTATAGTATTCTTTAATATAACGCATCCTGGCAGTGTTTGGTTCTTCACTATGGAACACAGTTGCGGCCGCAACCATATAACGAATTTGTGGAGTTTCGTAAATTTCTTTTGTGGCTCTATTACGCACCAGATATTTTTCAATCATCTGCTCAATGGCCGCATAACTGTAGGATTCATCCTTGGTATGATCTATCATGTCATTCATGCGATTCCAATCATCCTCAGTGTACCACTCGAGCAGTTCCGGGGTGTACAATCCAACTTCTACATTTTTCTTTACAATTTCATACAGGTGAGGAGGATCATAACTTCCGTAGACATCTTTGCGCAACATACTCAGGCGTTGTTTACCTGCTACATATTGATAGTTTACATGCCCAACATCAGGATTTTGTTCTACATCAATTAGGTCAACAATAGCTCTAAGTGTGATTCCATCAATTTCTGTTGTTGTGATCCCATCATAGAAATGTAGTTGCGCTTTGATCTCAATCATACTTTGACTAACATCTGCTATCCCCTGACAAATCTTAGCTACTTGTGCTTGCCATTTTTCAATGGTTAGTGGCTCTTTACGGCCGCTTCTTTTAACTACTGTTATCTGCGTCATTTATTACTCGTTATTGTTATTTGTACTGTCTAACCCGGTCTTGTGATAACCGTCTTTGTATTTTTACTTCTTGGTTGGTATTTACGATGGTGTTTCTATCCCAATTCAATATATATTTTGTTTTGTCGACTAGGACTAAATTATGTCCTTCTTCGGTTAAAACCAGCTCTGCAGACATCAAATCTGCACGATCCAGTAAACTAATAGTATACAGGATTCCTAGTCCTCTTGCAACATCACATAATAATTATCACTCAAAAGTTGCCAAGGATCTGGCCAATCTTCGTTGTCGTCCCAATGCAGATAATAAGGTTGCCATGGCGAATTAAACCACCAGTTGTTGATGGTCGTTAATGCAGATTCGAGTGGTAAAGTTTGAACTTGCGTTCGCAGTGCCTGCCAGGATTCGAGCCTGGCAGCAAAATTGGTAGGCCACATCAAGCTAGGTGTGAGATAGAATAAGTTAAAGATCCTGGCAAACCAGTATTGGAAGTAACAAAGTTAAAGCTGACATTTGTGCCAGTCTGACTAACAGACAAAGCTACACCTACACCAGGAGAACCAAGAGTGCTGATACCTTGGTAATGTCCTGTATTTTCTACAAAGTCTTCTGTGTAAGTTAGATCACCGCTGCCACTGCTGGTAGCAACTACAATCACACCAGTGCGATAGTTAACATCTCGTGTTATGGTATAGTTTATGCTAAACGCTTTGAAGTCAAGAGCACTTACTGTAGTAACTGTTCCAGAAGAATTGTTGGGCAAAGGAAATGTGTATCCGCTTTGGCGAACATAAGTTCCCATGGCCAACTCTTCACCATTGGTAGTGGCAATACTTGCAGTACCGTTTAGTCTAATTCTAGGATAGGCCACTGCAAAGTCGTCAGTACGAGCAAACAAATCGCTGATACTTACATTGTTGTTGGTTTGAATATCAATGATTACAGTGTTGGGATTTGATATACCTTGAAAGTAATTTCCTACATCATAGAAAATGTTGCTGCCAGATGCGTTGATAGATACTGCTCCAAACACAATGCCTTCTGCATAGATATTGTCAAATATGTTGCTGACAATTCTTACACCAGTAGGACCACCGTTGATGATTGGATAACCAGTGCCCAATGCAACACCTTGATACAATGTATCAAACTTTGAATTTATAACAGTGATACCTTCAATTTGATCGTTGCCATATACACCCCATACAGTACCACTGAACAAACAACCATCAAATGTTATTTCATTTGTGATAAGACTGGGTGTGCTAGCAAATGTCACCGCGGCTGTACTAGGAGCATCAGTGTTTAATTCAGCAGTGGTCAAGGCCCCAACAAACCCTACATTCAAGAAGCTGAGTGTGCTGGTATCTTCTACCATGAAAATAGATGGAGTAACATTCAACGAATGAAATCCCATGTTTGAAATAGTGATAGATTGTGGTGCAATGGCTCCATTGGTACCTATGTCAACACCTGTTTGTTGTAGACTGTCAGCAGTACGGGCAACAAATGTATTCAAGGTACTGTCGTCGGTGTTGTCCATTAAAATAACACTGCTGTCAATGCCTTCACCATACAAAGTGGCAAATGTAGGTATGTTGATTGTGGAGGTTACTCTGTACACGCCACCTGGGAAGAACAAGCTGCGTCTAATCTGAGGGTTGACTTCTCTACAATACAATTGGTACAGCGCACGATTAATAGCATCGGTGTCATCAGTGATACCATCGCCCACTGCGCCAAAATCTTTTACAGTGGCAAATTGATCCAGCCATGTTTGTAAACTTTGTTTGACCGGTGTACCAGCAGTGGGACCTGTTTGAACATTATAGCCAGCATCTGCACCTTGATATGTGTAGGCCGTAGCAACTGCAAGAATATCACTGAATTCTGTAAGAATCTCAGTGTTTCCAATAACAGGAGCACCGTCTTGCAATGATCCATTGCCAATCCACA